GTAGCTATTAAGCTTTGTATTTTCGCGCCGCCGCTTGATGTTGTTAATTCTTGTACTGGAACTTTACCTCTATTTAATTCGCCATCTTGAGTTAAAGATCTACCTACAATACTACCGGTTTGAAAATACATATTTAGTGCTTCAGCTGGATTGTAATTTGTTCCATTACCTAAATCAACCTCCGCTAAACCGTCCATATCTAAAAATACTCCGTCAGGAACCAACTTAGACATTACTTGCTGTAATTTTAAATGAGTTAATTGAATCATATCGGCAAAGCCTGTTATTCTACTGACTATTGATTCAATTCTTCCTTTGTACATTTTAGGCGCACAAATAGCATAACTCATTTCAACCTTAGTAGTATCTGAAAAAGGACGAGACATATTTTCTGCAAGCTCCCATTTTAATATAGTATCTGTTCCAATTACTTTTGCGCCGGAATATAAAACTTCTATTGATCTAGACACTCTTTCAAAATTATCATTTGGCGGAGGATTAAAAGTGTCTGGCTTTTCAATAGCTTTTAATAAACCTTGATCTGTTTGTTTTATTTTAAAAACTTGATTCATATATGTTTTATATTCAAAATATAAAACTTGAACTGTGTTTTCATCATAATTACCCCATCCTGTTATATACTGGCGATTACCCGGCATTTTTTGAATACGCGCTAATTCTTCTTCAGATATATTAGGAAATTCTTTTTTAAGCTCTGGTATTGTTATAGACTTTACTTCACCAACATAATATATATCTTCAAAATTAGGGTCCTCCGTATATGAATAAACCATATAAGCAGGATCTACATAATCAATAGTTATGCCTTCTGCGGTATTAAAATTAGTTTTTACCGCCCCAATACCTAATGTTACTAAATCTTCAACAACTCTTTTATTAGTAAGGTTGTATTTATTAAAGCTTAGAACATTGTTTATGGCCTCTTCATTAGCCACTTCTGCATTTTGCTTATAAGTAAGCTGCATATGAAGTTCAAGCTCTTCCGGGGTTTGAGGCATTTGCTGAACTGAGGGGGCTGAAGAAATATTTAATCCTAATTTTTGCTGAGCCATTGCAATTTGCTGCTGGCTAAACATGTCTTTTAAAACAGCAGTTGCATAATCTGTGCGCTTTTTTATAGAATAAGGATCTTGTGCATATGCTTTTATATCATAATTTTTTTGAGCAATACCATTTGTAACAATGTCTACAAACTTTGCAATAACCGGTACAGGTTTCCAATCTAAATTTAAATATGACAAATCTCCGTTAATTGCTAATTCGTCCTTATATTTTTGGATAGGCTGCTCGCCTCTTGCATATAATCTTAATAAATGAAAATTATTCCAATTAGCCAAATATCTATTCCCGTTTGTGCGACCTTGATTAAACCATTCTTGTTCAATAGCTCTAGACACTTGAAGCCCGTACTCGTAGGATGCTTTTTCTTCATCGCTAACCACTTGGCTAGGAAAAACGCTGTTAGTATCCGTGTATATATTCATTTATTCTTTTATTTTTGACACAAAACCTTTGTTGTCATATTTTTTAAATCCTAAATTGTAAACAACTTTATTTACTGGTGTTGAAGGCGCATATAGGTTTTTATTACAAGCCATAATAGCTAAACCAGAGCTAATAGAAGCATCATGCTTTGTCCTATTATTAATATTAAATTTGGCCCAATCTTCTAATGTTTTTTGAAAGTACATATCTCCATATCCAATATCATTTAATCCTACAAAAGTTTCTATATAGGTTTCAATTGCAGCAGCGTGCGCTTGTTTTATATCTTCACTTGAATTAGGTATACCACCCAGTTCTCTTTCAGTAGTTGAAAGTTTATTATATTTTTTATCAGGCCTATTCATTGAATAACCTCTATAACCTCTTCTTTTAAAATGATAAAGTAAACGAGGCTTGTTGTTTTCCGCTAATAACGGCATACCATAAAATACGCAAGCCATAAGTACATCTTCAAAAAATATTTCTGCTGTTTGAGGTCTAGCAATATATTCTAAAAAAAATCTATTAGGCGGAGCATCCTCCATGCTAAATTTTGTAAGCCCGTGTAGTGCTCCGTTAGATCCTCTATTTCCTACTGTTCCTGATATATCATAAGAATCACAACCAAATGCCCCCATATGTTCATTACCTGGGTATTTAATTCCATTCTTAATTATTACTCTATTTTGTAAATTTAAATTTGGTACCCAAGAAATATTAAATCTACCATTTGAATTTGGTACAAATATTACTTTTGAGTCTTTAACGCCATTTTCCCATTGAAAATTACCTTTTGAAACAATACTTGAATTCTTTAAATCCTCATTATAATCAACTTGTTGATATATTTTAGTTAAATTAAATAAAGATTCTTTTGACTCATCTCTAAATGCGTGCTTAGTGGTTCTAGGGAATTGTCTATAAAATTCGTTTAAAGCATCTTGATCTTTCTTTAAACCCTCTACTTCGTTATCCCAATATTCAATTACGCCTTGGTCTATTATTTCGCCTTGGGGACCTTTAGTCTCAGCTTTTGGTTTATCGAATACAGGTAGCCCATAAGAATCAATGTATCCTTCGTAATTCCATTCCATAGGTATGAACAAAGAATATAATCCTGAGCGAGTCTGTCCATTGGCGTTTCTTTGTGTAACATCTGAGTCATTATATAATTTTTTAAAATTATCGCCACCTTTGTCTAATGAATTACTTGTTGAACCCATCATACACTTACCAATAATTCTGGAACCTAATCTAAGACAGGTTTTAGTAACTCGCCAATTGTTTAGAATATTATTTGGTTTTTCCCACTTTCCACTTTCGTCATGCACCAGTAATTTTAATTTTTCCCCGTCGTACGAGTTGTCGCCTGTGTTTTTCCAGTCAATGGTCGTGTCGAGCCCGTCAAGTTCTTGAAGCTTTTCGTTGGTTTCAAGTTTACGCCTAGTGTATTTTGTGGCTGGTACTCTATAGGCGAGTTCTGTCTTTGGCCTGTCCATTCCGTCCTGGATAGGTTTGAAAAAGAACGGGTAGTTGACTGATATAGGGACGACCTTGTCTGTGAACATTTTCTTAGCATCGGGACCAGATTTTGACAAGATACCGTACCGTGCATCTGAAGTAATTGTCGCCATATTAACGGTTTCTGCTGATGACATAAAAGAAAATCCTGATCGTCTGTTCTTAAGATAGCACATTCCGTAAGATCGTGCATCGGCTTTACAAGCCTCCCAGAATATAAAGAATAATCTGTTTGACTCCCTAAAGTCTGGCTGCCCAACATCAATTTTGGACCACTGCAGGTACATATAATGAGTGCCAGTAATATAAGTAGGAATACCTTTATTATAAAACCAAAAGCCTTGCTCCCTTCTATTAAATTGTTCATCAATGTAATCATACCATTTTTCTTTAAAATCTAGAGGATATTGTTCCCAATCAAAAACAGATTTAATTTTTTTTAAAACTTTAGGATATTCAGAATATTCCCATTTATCTGTTTCAAATTTGTGTATTTTATTTTCTGCAGGTAAAGCTATTTTTAGGTTTTGTATTTCATATATTTCGCCTATTTTACCTGTTTTACTTATTACAACAACATCGTGTTCTTTATTGTATCCATATTCCCATTTGTTATACCTGTTCATGCGGTTAACAACTTTAGGTTTAATGTGGTCTTTTAAAACTTTATATAAACTTTGCTTATACATTACCTAGATCTACCTTCTGCAAAACCTTTAAAAGTTCTTTCCTCTTTAACTTCTTTTGGTTTTTCGTTTAATAAGTTTTCTTCTTCTTCAATACGACTAAGTATTTCAAACGCGTCAAATATAGCAAGCTTTTTTGTAGCTGCGGCGTTTTTAAGTCTATCAGCTGATATATCATCATCCGAATCAACAATAGCCTCTTTAGCCACTTTGATTAACTCCTCTACTGCTTTTTGTCCAGCTTGGATTATATTCTTCTTCGTCTCCTTGGTATTCATACTTAATTACAATATCATTAGATTTCATACAATATAGCCGCTTATCGTCGACTAAAAACTCCCATTCACTATTAGGAGTAAACCCTACAAGATCCCCTGGCTTGATATTAAGCCGTTCTAACGAACTATTACCATATTTTAATATACCAATAAGGCTTGCTTCTTTATCAAGCGTCAGGTCTTGTTTATTTTTTATGGGATTTACAAAGCACCTATTATTTATAGTTTTCCAATTGTTTTTATTTTTATATAAATATATTTGGTCAACTGCGCAAAAATAATAATTATCCTTAAAATAAGATCTGCTTTTTTTCTTTTCACCCTTCATATCATAAAATGTTCTAAAAACATTTTGATGTATGATTATTATAGCGCCTTTTTTAATAGGTGTAGAAAAAGCTGCTGGTGTTTCAATAACTCTAGCAACTCTGTTTACAAATTTCCAGTTTTCTATTTTAGTATTTACAACTAATTTTTTATCACCTACATTTACAGTGTTACTGTATTTATCGCCAACTGGTTCAACGATAAAATCATACAGACTTTTCATTAATACTCTAAATCATACTCAACAGATATAGCCATATTGGAATTAAATTTTTTCCACGGCAACACCTCATTGTTTTTCTTTATATGAATATTATAAGAATTGTCTGACTCGTCTAGTATTATGTGAGATATTTCATGACCCCCATAAACTTGCTGTCCTACAGAATAATGCATTGCATCATTTTTATAATCAGAACCAATACTTATTTTTCTAACTACTGAATCCATTACTTAACAGCTTCTAATTCTTTTTCTTTTTTAATTTCAGTATATTCTCCTGTTTCTAAATTAATAGATACATTGCCATACTCTTTTTCAAGCTTAACTTTTTCTTCTTCTATTAATGCATTTAAATCTGCAATTCTATGAAGCAAAGAATGCTTTTGAGCTTCGATACCACCAATCTGAATTAACACCTGCTGCAATTCAGTATTTGTTTTAATAATAATCTCTAACTCTTCTTTTTTAATTTTTTTAGCTTTAGCCATAATTTGATTTAATTTAATTGTTATTTTATTTTTATATAATTACTTATATATTAATTATTTACCGCATAAAAATTTTTGCGCACCACCTGATGTTAGTTTTATATAATCTACAACAAAAGGGAGTGTAGATCCTGCTTGAACTCCGACTATTGTATGCCCTTGATCTGCAAAAGTTGGAAATCCTCCATTGGTTCCAACAGATCCAGCCGGAATAAAAGTAAGATCACCATTTCCTGCATCACCAACATAAATTATACTTCCATCTAAAAATGTCGTTTCATCAATAGTATCGCTGCCTGCATAATTTGATTTTACAACTTTAGTTATAAAGTCTGGCTGGTTTCCGTATTGTCCCATTTTTTAATCTTTTTTATTTGTTATTTTTTTTGCTTTTTCCCAGCTTCTTCCAACAAAATAAGCACCATAAACAGTTACTAATAATGTTTGAAAAATAGGTATATATTCTTCGGCTATTTTAAATTCCCCAATATTGCCATGAAAAAAAGCGCAAGCAGTAAATATAACTGTTAAATATATTAGCACCATAGGCCGTATGTTTTTTGATAGCTTACTATCAGAAGCCATATCGGCTTGCCACCTTGCAGTTACTTGTTCTTGCGCCTCTTTATCGGCTTTTTCTAAAATCTGTGTAATAAGGCGCTGAGCTTCTAATTTTTCCTCTTTAGTAGTGGTAAGGTTATCTAAAACCTCGCCAACTTCTTTTATGACGGAACCTGTTAGCCATTGCCAAATTTTCTTCATTTAATATAGACTTCTTACTTCGTTTTTTCTTTTTCCTCTTCTTCTAGCTTCGTTAGATATTTGGGAGTTAATAATATGACCCATTCTAGTTCCTGATCCACTAGAAATGTTAGGCGCTTGCATTGTACCTGTAAAATCTAAATGGTCATATCTATCAGCTGTATTTTTTCCAACTCCTATATTGCCTATTTTATTCGTCAAACTACCTCCTTCACTATAAAATCTCCCCGGCTTTGCCTGGATTTTATCAGAAATTTCTTGTTGAGTAAAAGCTTGAGGAAAATTTAGGTTTGATTGAGTCAAATTACTTGTTGTGTTTCTTCCAGGTGTAACTCGCACCGTTCCTTGAGCAGTACTTACACTAGGAATGCTAACGTTGTCTTGCTGACCTGTAATTCTAGCCGTAGTGTATATATCTTTACCGTCTTTAGATCTTGTTTGTTGTGAATCAACTTCGCTAAGTCTAGTTTTAGGGCCTACAAATTCACCGGCTTGGTTTTGATATTGATATGTGTTATATTCTCCAGATCTTTGATTTCTGTCTTGAACTTTTTTCATTAGTTGTGCTTCAGTTCGTTTAGTTCTAGAAATATTAGACTTTGACATGGGGAATTGAAAACCAGTAACCTCACCTGCCTCATTTTTAAAAATATTTTGATTAACATTAGTGTTAACTTTTGGGAACATAAATCCATCGGCTGATCTTTGTCTTGATCCAGACGGTCCTGCAATTCTATTAGATATATTACCTGTACCTTGAACATTAGCATCTCCAGGACCTGAAATTACTTTGCTTATATTTGTAACGCCTTCATATTGACTTAAATCAGTATTTGGAGCACTAGATAAAAGTGATTTTTGTTCTTCGGCAGATAATATTTTACCTGTTTTTTTATCTAATATGTTTTCAAAACTTGCAAGATTCATTCCCGGTTTAATAGGAAAAGCTTTTTCGTTAAGGGGGCTCATTGGTAATGCGCTAGGAATTCCTCGCCCTGTTTTTGGCATATTCATTCTGCCGGGTGCTTGTTTATACATAATTTTTTATTTTTTTCTTTGATAAGCTACAATGCCTTTAATTTTATTTGTATCAAAGTCTATATATGTAGCTACTATCTTTGTTTTGCTTTTTAAATGATAATTTATATAAACTCTATAATTATTTTTAGAGTTATAAAAAATTGTTTTTATATTTTTTTCATCATAATCTAAAACTGCCTCGTGAAAATCTTTTCTTTCTTTAAATTGTGATTTATCAAATACAGTCCAAGGGTTTTTATATTGGTATTCTATGTAATCTCTTTCGGTTAAATAAGAAACTATAAATATATCCTCGTTAAATATATTAAAATTTTTAATATAATGAGCTTTCGTTTTAAATTTATTATTAAACCATTTTTGATTTTCCGTAGGCGCCCAATTTCCAGAAAAATATTCTTGTGAATAAACACTCGTAAATAAAAATAAGGCAAATAATGTTGTAATTAATTTTTTCATAATATTAAATTTAATTGTTATATTAATATTATTACTTATAATTTCCTTTTTTTCCTTATGCTCGCCTATATGCTTCAGCTTCCCAAGGTAAATTTTTTGCACCTTCTGCCATTGTAGCTCTAGGATATTTTTTACCTTTCCAGTATACATAGTCATCATCATAGTCGAGGTCGCCCCGTCTCATTTGTTCAATATGAATCTTTTCATGAGCGATTACATCGTCCTCCTGTTCTTTGGAGCAACCGTCCGCTACGATAATAGTTCCATTATTATTGGCTTTTCCGATAGCACCGTCCTGCATGTTTACATAATATATAGGTGTATTATCTTCTACATAAGGAGCGCCTTTCATTTTAAAAGCCATATTAATAATTTGTTTTATAATTATGCTACAGATAGAGCAGTTACTTCTACTCCAGCAGGTAATTGTACTTTAGCTTTAATACCACCTGGGTTTGCTGTCATAGCAGCGTTGATAGCGTTTAATACATCAATTCCTTTTGCTGTAGTAGTTGCAAGTAAAACATGCTTTTGTCCTGTTCCTAAGAACAATTTAACAGCATTAGCTGCGCTACAAAAAGCAGTTGATACATCTTCTACGTTGATTAATTTTTTTCCAGCTACATGAGCATCTCCGCTTGTTACTGGGATTTCGATAAATTTTGCCATTGTGTTTGTGTTTGTGTTTGTGTTAGTGTTAGTGTTTTGGCTAGGTTTGTACAGTCCTAATCTGTTATATTAACTCATATTAGGATCAGAAGAATAAGCTCCTTTTCCTTTTGATTTTTCCATTCCTTTTGATTCATCTCTACGATCTTTCATAGATTGTTTTTTTGTTGATTCTTTGCCATCTTTGGCTAGAGATTCATCTAATTTAGCGTTATAGCCCTGCTTGTGAGCAGGAGATCCACACATAGAAGTTGGTGAACCATCTTTATTTAAAACGCCTCTACCTATTAAAACATCTTTCATTGTTGTTTTACCATCACCAGAAAGATCCGCCATTGCAAAAGCACTTCTACTTCCGCCCATATTTACAGGTGTTGACATGTGCTTCGTTAGCGGCATTATGTCTAAAAGATTAGATCTATGCTGTGAAGCGCTCTCGTGCATAGAAGGACCATTACCATGATGATGGGTGCGGTCATTTTCTAAATAATGAAGCCTTGCTTTTGGCGTTAAGCTTTTATTATAAGCCATTTTAGCATCATAAGCTTCTTCTTGTTTTTTTGAATATTTTCCCATTTTTTATTTATTATATATTAACAATTCCATCTACGTCTTGCAGCTCTACCTCTTTTGCTTTTCCAGCCTTTAGATCGTGCGCAAAAAGATTTTCTTCTTTTCCAAGCCTTACTTCCTCTTTTTAATTTTTTAGGATCTTTTGTTACTGCTGTTTGCAATTTGCTGCCTGGATTGTCTTTTCGATATTTAGCAACACCTTTTTCGGACATACCGCCACCCGCTGCTGCTCCCGTTCCAGAGTCATTAGCTTTATTGTAATAACCTTTTGATTTTTTACGCGAAGGTGCATCTCCCTTTTTTAAAAGAGGTGATTTAGCCATAAATGGTCCTGAAAATTGAGAAGACATATTATTTTTTATTTTTATATACTTGATGCCATTTTGACAGAGTATAACCTATTGAAATAACAAGTAAAAATATTTTTAGCCATAACTCTATTTGAGTCATGCTAACCGCTAAAGTTCCGCCGTTTAAAGCGTATAGTTTTATATCTGCCATTGAAAGTTTCATTAGTGCAATATTAGTATGATTTACATTTAGAAGTTATAGGACCCTGTAAATTTGAACACCCACAGTCAGCCTTTAAAACTTCCATACCATAAATACCTTTGCTCGAACCTTTTCCCATTGGAAAGTTGCTTAAATCAAGAGGGCCATCCCAGACTGCACTTTCCCCAACTTGCCCCTCTAATTGAGCTTTAGTTAAAATTTTGTTTGAATTTTTTGAAATCATTATTTTTGTTTTTATTTGTTTACATTAAACCAAATCTGTAATTGCCTAACCCGGCTGCTCCACCTCCTAATGCGTTATTTGCCCAAGAGGCTCCAGCTACTGCACTTTGGCCCGGTCTTGTTAAAGAATAAGCTCTTCTTAGATAATCGGCGCTCATGTTTGAATTATAGCCAAGTGATCCCGCCCCTGTGTTTCTAGACGCTACCCCCAAGGCTCCGCTTAAAGCAACAGAATTTCTATAGTCATCAGCCATTGTTAATTGTCTTAATCCTTGATTAATACCTCTTTGTGCTGAAAAGCCCATTCTCATATTTGGATCTCCACCTAAAGTTCTAAAACCTGAAAGTCTTACACCCCCAAATGTTCCAATTTCACCAGAGGTATCTTCTATGCCTTTGTAAGCGTTTGCAACACCAAAAGCGTTTAATTTTCCAGCTTCTTGATTACCTTGACTTATGTCTCTATTAAATTGGTTATTTGCTTTAACCATATCTCTATACAAGCCAAAGCCTTCTTCTTTAGTATCAATTAGCCCATCGCGCGTGGTGTCTGTTTGGTATCCGTTGGCTCTAAACATAGCTTGTGGGCCAAACTCTAATCCTGTAGAAGCATTATAGCCCTGATAATTATCATAGCTAGACCTTGTTCCTGGTTCACTCTGCATTCCTGCGGATAATGTTCCTAAATCAAAATATCCTGCCATTTATCTTAAACTATCG